TGGTATCATTTCTTCTAGGCCAAAAAAAAGCAGAGCCTAGATTTCTCTAAGCCCTGCTTCGTAGACTACTTCATAATTTAATCTCCTCTAACATATCCTCTGTAAAATCCTCTAACCATATATTTCTAAAACCCAATTCATTTTCTTTTATAATCATAGTAAAAGGTAATTGTGTATATTTTTCCATGATATTTCCAATTTTTAAACGATATGTTTTACCATCATCAAAACCTTCTTTGTCTACTATAATAAATGTTAAGTCGTTTACTAGTATGTTCATTTTCTCTCTCCTATAAAATGCCCCCTTTCGGGGGCTGTTAGTTTACTTACTTACTTTCTGTGTCAACTCGTTAGCTTTTTTATGCCAAGCTCTTAGTTCATCATATGTGAAATTAACCCTGAACATTCTCATATGTCTAGCTAACTGCTCGACTGGTGTGAACTTCTTGATAGTACAAAACATTTCTAATTGTTTCATTTAAAATACTCCCCTATAAAATATAGTAATATTAAAATACAAATTAAAAACATACCAATAACATAAACTTCCAATGCGTCTATTAACATAATATATCTCCAGTAAATTCGGGGCGTCCTTGCCCCATGTTAAGTTACTTAACTTCTCTATAGAAGTTCTCGACTTTAAGTATCATAGTCATTGCTTTTTTATCAGCATAGTTTTTTGCTAAGTCCATTAAGTACAACATGTCGTACTTAGATTTAGCAGGTTCGTCAATAAGCTTTTGCACTAACTTATCTTCTTGCTTAAGTTTTCTTAAACTAATTAAGATAATTTGTGCAAGAGTATCAACACCACTTTTATTATCAAATACATTCATAGTATTATCTCTCTAGTTATTCTCAATATGCATTATTGCTTTGAGATTAAAACCATTATAGCATCATTAGAGATATAATCTAATGATAGACATATTTAAACATTGATATACTGATTTTCCAGCATTTAAAACCCCACCTACCCCCCATGCACCAAATATATTACGATACATGCTGTCACCTATATATCTCAAATATACATAAATAATCAGTAGATTTTCAAAAGACACCCCCTAACTTTACAAATAGGCAAATCAAAAAAATTTTCTGCAAAATTTTCAAAAACCAAGGTATACTGATTAAAGCCATAAAGCATGGGAAAAAAGCTTACCTAGATACCAACACAGGAGGCAACATGTATTTGATTGCAAAGATAATGGCAGCCCACCCACACCGTAGAATTAACGGACAGTATAGAAGGTTATACTATCGTGGAGTGATGCCACATAAACTATAGACAAAAAAATCCCTAACACTAGGCTAGGGAAAGGGTAATGACGTTAACTCGAGGATGAGTTTTATTAGGAGTCATTACATAGGGGTTAATCTATAATCTCCAATTCGTACATTTCTACTATACAAGATTTTAGTATTAAGTCCAGCCCACCCCAACCGCCATCAGAAGTGTAAGTGTTGCATAATTTCACACACTCTTTATCTTGATGCAGTAGGTAGCCAATACTGTAGGCTAGTATATGTTTTTCTTTGGTTATCTCTTCCACACTTTGCCACGAAGCGTTCCCTGTGTGGTCTTTCCAGACTACGATAAATAAAGGATAGTTTGGCTTTTTATTCGTTTTCATAACCAGATGAGGCTTAGACTCAGGCTCAGGATTGTCTACAACATCTCCCGCTAATATACGCTTTATCATACTTATATTTTTTAATATATCTTTAGGGTGTACTTCAATGTGAGTTATGTTGTTTATGTCAGTGTGAATAATTTGTGCTTCTGGTTCAGCTAAGAGTCCTTTGATGTATAAATTATAATATGCATTCTCAAACTTTTTCTTAGTATCATAAGATAAGCCTAAGTAATAGTAGATAAACTTATGCTCGTCTTCTTGGGTCTCTATATCAAATAAGTCTAAATGTAGAACGCCCTCTTTATTTATATCCATTCTCATAATAAATCCTCATAGTATTTTGTTGTCAACACTTATATTATATATTATACTGTCAATAAGTAAAGTAAGCTGCAATTAATGTACACAGGTGTAAACAGCGACACATGGATAATCAAACAGTAGTAGTTCCACACATAGAAGATAATGTCCCACTACCAAAAAATGCTCGAGAAGCATTACCAGATTTGTCTACTCAAGAAGAACTTGAAGCTCGCACTAACACTATAAAAATGCTTGCAGATATACAAGATGAAAATATAGAACCATCACAAGAAAACATGGAGCAAGCTGAGGTTATCGCTCAAGAAATGATGGCTAATCCTGAATTAAAACCTGACTTTGGAAGTTACCCAAATGAAACTATAGCATTTCTTGCAGGTATGGTGGCTCAAACTAGTCACATGGTAGCTAAAGACCTAGCGGATATAAAACTTACCGTATTAAATGGTCTACTTCAAGAAGCATATTCTGCTAAATCATCAAGAGAACGCATTTCAGCACTCAAAGCAGTGGGTGAAATAGACGGAGTTGACGCATTTAAGAGAAAAACTGAGGTAACACATATTACTAAATCAGGTGATGAGCTAGAAAAAGAACTATTAGCTACCATTAATGAGCTAAAAGGCAAAGTTATTCACACTAAAGAAGTGGTTGAAGTACAAGATGTGGAGTTTGAGGATGATTAATCCTAAAGATTTAGAATTATTAGAGCAAGCCCTACCTCAGATGAGTGAATCTGAGCGACAACGCAACTTAAAATTACTATTAGACTACAAAAAAGAGCTTATTAAAGAAGCTGGGGGTAAAACCTTCTTAGAATTTATTAAACATGTCTATCCAGACTACAAAGTAGGAGCACATCATGCAAAATTGGCAAAATTATTTGAGGAAATCGCAGAAGGAAAGCGTAAACGGGTCATTGTTAACATCGCACCACGTCATGGGAAGAGTGAGCTCATATCTTATCTCGCTCCTGCGTGGTTTTTGGGAAGACACCCTGCTAAAAAGGTCATCATGGCTTCGCACACTGCAGATTTGGCTGTCAACTTTGGCCGTAGAGTTAGAAATTTGGTTGGTTCGGACTCGTACAAGGATATATTCCCAGATGTTTCTCTCCAAGCAGACTCTAAGTCAGCGTCCCGTTGGGGTACAAACTTTAATGGCGAGTATTTTGCTATTGGTGTTGGTGGTGCCTTGGCTGGTCGTGGTGCCGACCTATTCATTATTGACGACCCTCACTCGGAGCAAGACGCTAAGTTAGGAAAGTCTGATGTTTTTCTCCCAGCATGGGAATGGTTCCAATCAGGGCCACTACAACGTCTAATGCCAGGTGGTGCTATCATTGTGGTAATGACTCGTTGGTCTAAACTTGACCTAACAGGGCAAATTGTTAATCAAATGATTAAGAATGATGAAGTAGACGATTGGGAAGTAGTAGAGTTTCCAGCAATACTAGAAGAAGATGGCGAGGAGAAACCACTGTGGCCTGAGTTCTGGCCATTAAAAGAATTACAGTCTAGACGTGCGGCATTAGACATAAGGTATTGGAATGCTCAGTACATGCAGAACCCCACATCAGAAGAAGGGGCACTTATTAAGAGAGAATGGTGGAATATGTGGGAAGAAGAGAACCCACCTAGTTGTGAATTTATTATAATGACACTTGATGCGGCTCAAGAATCTCATAACCGTGCTGACTACAACGCCCTAACTACATGGGGTGTATTTATGAACGAAGAAACAAATAATTATAATATAATACTATTAGATGCTATTAAAAGAAGGCTAGAGTTTCCAGAACTTAAAGACTTGTGTATAGAAGAGTTTAAAGCGTGGGAACCAGATGCGTTTGTGGTGGAGAAGAAGTCAAATGGAGCTGCACTTTACCAAGAGTTTAGACGTATGGGTATTCCTGTAGGAGAGTTTACACCAGGCAAAGGACAGGATAAAATTAGTAGAGTAAATGCTGTATCTGATTTATTTAATTCAGGCATAGTATGGGCACCAGACAGAAGATGGGCACATGAAGTGATTGAAGAATGTAATGATTTCCCATCAGGTGCGAATGATGACCTAGTAGATGCGACAACGCTTGCCTTAATGAGATTTAGGCAGGGCGGATTTATTAGGTTGCCTAGTGACGAAGAAGATGACATTCGAAGTTTAAGAAGGTACAATCAGAAACGTCTGTATGTTATTTAACAACGGAGATAATTATGTTATACCAATTTATAAGAGAGAAACTTAAGTG